CGACAAGTCGCGCTCCGCGGCGCGGTCGCCCACCCGCCATTCGGCCCGCATCTTCGCGTCCGTCAATGCCGGGTCAACTTCCTCGGGCGGGATCGTCATGAAGTTGGCCTTGTCGATCGCCGATTCCTCATTCGGGGTTTTCACCACGATCGGCGGCACGCGGTCGTAGACCGAGAAGTAGACCTTCGGGTATCCCGCCTCGTAGCCGCCTTCCGGCTCGGCCGTCGTCCGCGGCCGGGTGAACGGCGGGAGCGGCGGCAGCTCGCCCACTTCCAGGCCGGCCACTTGGGCGTGGCGGTTGGCGTACCCCCGCTCCACGCCTTCCTCGCGCCGCCTGTCGGCTTCCCGCTCCACCTCTTCGGGATCGCCCTCGATCTCCGGTGGAATCTCCTGGCGCCGGATCCGGCCAGGCTCCGTCGCTTCGGTATGGCGGTTGGCGTAGCCGCGCTCCACGCCCTCGTCGCGCGGGTCGCGGTCCTTGGGCTCGTCGGCCGGGCGCGCCTCGGCCCGCAGTCGCTCGGCTTCGCGCCGCTCGTTCTCGCGCTTTGTTTCGTTCTGTTTGTCGTTTGCCATGGCTTTAGCTCTCCAATCGAACGGCCCATTCGGGTCTCTGGGCAGCATGCCCGTACAAAACGTCGCACCTCGTGATAAAGAGGTCGTTCATGATGTCGTAATCGGACACCATACGGATCGACACACCGCTGTCCGGGTCCATCTGGGACGCGCCGAAGTGGATACCCTTGGGCATCACCAAGGGAGCCATGCCGATGACGAAGGCGCTTTCGTGGAACGCGATCGACTGCGCCGTGAGCTGGTTGGCCGTGCCGATGATCGTGAGCGGCGCGCCCGCGGCCGGCGAGTTGCTCACCGTCCTGGTCGCGCCACTGACAACGATCGGCGGGTAGATCGGGATACTGGCGAGGCCCGCGGCATCGCTCGAGGTGTCGGCCGTGACCACGAACTTCTGCAAGTCTGAGCCGATCGCGCCAGACACCGGGTTGACCGCGAACACGGTCGGCAACGTGAAGAGGTCGCCCTTCCGCAAGCGCAACGCCGCGGCGGCGGTAAAGCCCGTGACGTTCAGGGTCGAGCCGATCTGCGATGCCGCGCCGACCTGCGGAGCGCCACCGAGCGGACCTACGGTATGGACCGGCGTGTTCTGATCCATCACCCATTCGAACCCCCCCATCGTGCCCATGCGCCCGCGCTCGTACTGGTTCTTTACCTGCGTCGAACTCTGGAAGAGCCCCTGCGCGGCCTTCAGCGTCAGCGTCTGGACCTTCGGGCTGATGACCATCGTGCGCCGGCCGTCCATCGGCGTCGAGTTGAGGTCGAGCACCTCGCCCGCCTGCCATGCGGCGTCGAGCATCGTCAGCGGCGAGCCGGGTGTCCCGATCGCGTTGGCCGTGGACTGATACGCCATGAGCAGTCCGTCCACGTCGACCTGGTTGGCGAGCGCGACGGCCGCCGAGTCCAGGTAGCGGTCGCGGAAGGCGTCGATCGTCAGCGTCAGTTCCGCGGACGAGAACTGGAACGAGACGTTGGCCTGCTGGTTCAGTGTGAGGGTCTTCGATCCTTCGATGACGTCCTGCGGGGTGATGACCCGGCCTTTGGCCACGGTGAATCGGGCGGCATCGCGAAGACGAAGCGTGTCGCCGATCTTCGCGCCTTCGACCGCGAATTTGTCGTCCCAGGTATGGGCGATGGCGCCCGAGAACCCGAGGGAGTTTTTGAAGCGCAACAGGAGTTCATTGGTGATCACCTGTGCGGTGAGAAGCGTATTCGGCACTTCACTTTTCCTTCATTGCTGCCCTCGCTTTCGACCATCGCTTAAAGTCGGCCTGCACGGCCGGATCGAATATCGAATCCGATACGGCTTTGGCGGGCCGGGTGTTCGGCGGCGGCGGCGGTGGCGCGGATGTAAAACGCTGTTTGCCGTTTGCAGCGCCGTTCGAAGGGGAAAGAGTGGCGGAAAGCCGGCCGATCTCCCGCACCGCCGCAATGGGTGTCAATGCGGCTATGCGCTTGAGATCTTCGGTGTGCGTGGCGAGGTAGTACAGGATCTCCGCGCCGGCGTCGTCCTCGAGCATCGCCTGGCGAGCTGCGGCAACCCCCGGCCCTTCCGGCGCCGTGACCTTATTGATCACGTCGTCGTAGTCCCGGTGCACTTTGCGCGCCGTGTTCTGTCTCGAGGCCCACTCGGTCTGGAGCTTCTGTTCTGCTTCCTGTGTCGCCTTCGCGTCCGCGTCTGCTTGGCGTTTCACTTCCCGCTGGGTGATGTTCCAGTCGGTAAGCGCTTCCTGGTAGCCCTCGAGCGTTTCGAAATTCTCGAGACGAGGCTTTCCAGCGGGCGGCTCCGCTTTCGCCGGCGGCTGCTGCGGCTGCTGGACCGCGGCGAGCTGCCGTCTGAGCTGCTCGTTCTCTGCGGCCAGCCGGTCTACCCGCCGGCGTCTTCGCTTCTGCGAGGCGGTCAACTCCTCTTCGTTCTCTTCCTCTTCTTCCGGTTGCTGCGTGTCATCCGCGCCTGATTGCGGTTCGGTTTTGGCCGGAGTCTCCTCCGCGGCCGCAGGTTGTTCGGTCGTCGCTTCCGGCAGCTCACCCGTTTTGCGGAATTTCACATACCCCTTGAAGTCCTGGGGCGCGTTCGATTCCGCCGGTTCGGGCGTACTATCCGGTTGCGGCGTTTCTTCTGCTGTCATAGGTCGTTGTTGCCGCGGGTTTCCGCGGCGGCTGGCGGGGGCTCAAATGTTACCCCCGCCGCCGGCTCGCCGGGAGCGGGTCCGACAGACTGCTCCGCGGCTTCCCCTGTCGCCATGGCTGCGATCTGCGCTTTCAGCATGGCGAGTTCCTCACGTAGCAGATTGATGTTTTCCGCCGACGTCAGCTTGGCCTCGCTCGTCACCAGCTCAACCTGCGCCTTGAGCGCGGCCTGGCGGTCGGACGATTCGATCTTCGCCTGGTTCATCCGCTCTTCGGACTCGATCTCGAGTTGCTTGGTCCGCAGCTCCTCGGTGAGTTTCTGAAGCTGCTGCGTCATCTCGTCGATCTGCATCGCCATCTGCTGGTTCTGCTGGGCGAGAAGCTGCTGCGGCTTGACGTCGGGCTGCTCCTGCAATGCCGGCGGCAGCGTGCGCTTGAGGCGTTCGGCGATCTTGTCAGCGCCCTTGAAATTCAAATTCTCGAAGATGATGTCGCCCGCAACCTGCATGAGCGGTGGATACGCCTGCGCGAGCTGCGTGAGCATCTCGCTCGCTTTTTCCTGATCGGTTTTCCAGTTCGGCCCAACTTTCAACCTCACGTCGTATTTGGCGGCCGTCAGATCGTACAGGCGCGGGAACTGGTTCTCGTCCACGTGCTGCTGGTTGACCTTGACGATCTTCTCCTGCATGTCCTCGCCGAGGATCCGGACTTCTCGGGCGGTGTCGTAGATCTTTGGGATCAGATCGACCAGGATGTTTCCGGCGTGCAAGATCGCGCGGTTCAAATTGTCGATGAAGTGGAAATTGGAGAGCCCGCCCTGGCTCTGCCGTTGCCGGATCGCCACGCCTGACGTCTCGTTGCTCATCTGGCCGAGCGAGGCGTCGTAAATGTTGGTCGTGGCCTTGATGTCGTCACTCGCCTGCGCCGCGCCAATCGAGAGGGCCTGAATCGGGGGCTCTGCCAGGTTGCGCTGGGGAGGCGGCGCCGGGTTGCCGGCGATGTCGAGCGGCTCGTACTCGAGGAAGGCCCACGGGATGGTGTTCGCGGTCGCCCAGCGCGTATCTTTGAAGATGCCTTTCACTCCGACCCACGGGGCCTTCGTTCCGAGCATCACCGTCTCGGCCTCGGAGCTGCGGTAGAAGTTATAGAGCTTCTGCGGGTCGCGGGCAAACCGGATCAGCGAGAACACATGCCGCTTGGACTCGATGTACATCTCCTCGCCGCTCACGAGCAATATCGGGATGTACTGCCCCTTCCACTCCGTTCTGTCGAGGATCTCGACTCCGTTGATGCGGCACATCCGGACGTGCCGGATCTTGTCCATGCGTTCGATGCGCTTGCCGTCCTCGTCGGTCGCGAACTCAATGCCCAACGGCAGCTCGCCGGCCAACTCGTCCTCGTACACCGCCGTTTTCCTGCCATCCGGCCAGTGGATGCCGATGAGCTTCTTTTCCTCGATCTCGACGTACCAGTACCGGGCGATTTGTACGCCCTCCTTGCCTATCCACTCGGGCGCCGGGTTCACGCCGCCGGCGTAGAAGTTCGCCTTGTTGACTTCGGAGTCTCCAAACTCAGAGGCGTATTCCTCACGGGAGAGCCACTCGAGTTCGACGGCCCACGTCGCATCCGACTTGTCGGCCTGCTGGGCGAACGGGTCCATAAAGACGCTGAACGGGTTGGTGATGCGCTCGATTCGCAGCTCCTGGTCGAACGTCTTGTTGCTGCAATACTTCGTGACGATCTTGAACGCGCCGATCGCGCCCTTCGTCGTCTGTTCGATCACCGTGGCGTACACCTGTTCGGCCTGCGAGGCGTGCGCGATGTGGCGCAGCATCCCCTCGATGACCGCGGCGGTGTCGGCGTCTCCGCTCGAGTCCACCGGCAGCGCCTCGAGGCCCGGTTTGTTCATCCGGACTTCGTTTGCCACCATGTTCAGCGGCCCGGTGAGTTTATTGAACGTGAGGCACGGCCGCTTGCCGCCCTGCCCGACCGAGTTGCGGCGCTGCTCGTCTTCGGTGTCCCACTGCTGGCCCGCGGCGAATTGCAGGTCGATCAGGGCCTCGGCGCGGATCTCCTGCTCGGCGGTCTGCGCGAGCTTCAGTCGCGCCTTGCAGGTCGCTACGAGTTCGTCGTCGGAGGTCTTACGCGCCATCCATCATGTCTCCGAGCGATCGCTTCGGCTTTCGCTTGGTCTTGCCTGCGGTGTCGAGCGCGATGGCGACGGCCTGCTTCTGGCTTTTGCCGGCCGCCCGTTCAGCCTTGATGTTCTGGGCGACGACCGCTTTCGACGCGCCTGGTTTCAACGGCATTGCGCCCTCGCCTGTTCGATCAGCCGCCGGATGTCGCCCGTGATGAGTTCGATCCCTTCGCGCGCCGCGGCCGCGTCGTAGCTGTCGCCCTCGAGCGTTCGATCCAGCCACTCGACGAACGCATCGAAGCGGCCCTCGATGCGTTCGAGTTCGCGGACGGTCAGGTT